TGATTTTTAAAATCAGGAATAAATCTTGATATAGACATAAAGTTATCACCATCTCCAATATCAATATCAGCTGATTCAATGTATGCTGTCATTGCTGATCCTGCTGCATCAACACCTTTTTCTTGTGCATAGACAAATGTTCTTCCAACTTTATTTCCGTAAATTGTAGAAATTGTTGCAGTAGAATCAGAAGAACTATATTCAGTTGCGTATGGATTTGGATAAACACCCCGGTCGGCCCACGTGCTTCGTGACAAGGATCCAGTATACCATAAATTTTCTGCATAATTAAATGTTACGTGCCTATCTATTTGTAATGAATCTGCTGATGGATAAAACCATATAACTTCACTAAAATCTGAATTTGATGCACAAAAAACTTCATTTAATGCGTTTTTATTTATATCATCAAAAACATAATCTTGCACACTACATGGTATTTTTTTAACCGCACCATCAAATGTGAAGAATGAATCATTACCCATCCAAAATGCTCGACCACTTACATCAATTGCTGCGTCAAGTCCTACAGCTCCACAATTATCACCTAGTTGTTTAAATCCAAAAGTAAAAGGAGGTCCAACAAATTGCATTTGGTATAACGCTGTATCACTCCAAATAAGAACAGCACCCCTAGATCTAACAGCAGCGTTTATTTTATTACCTGATGTTAATCTTTGTGATCCTGCTGTGTTTGTTGATGATGGTGTCCATGTGTTTGTATCTTCTTGATCAGACCATCGTATAAACATATTATCTTGTGTAGTTGTTGTTCCAATTGTTGTTTCTGTTCCAAAACATATTACATGACGATCATCACCAGATACTAACATAAATCTAGACTTAGTTGGTGCGTTAGAGACAGTTGTTGATTCTGCGACATTACTTGATAATCCAGATGATGTATCCCAGTAATATAAACCACCATCAAACTTTTGTGCCAAAACATCTTCACCCCAGTTATCAAGTGCCCAATTTTCTGCTGTTAATTTAACAGCTTGTGCACCTGTTAATCCTTCACGTGTATTACCCCATCTTCCTATATCTGCATCAGATGATGTTGAATCCCAAACACTAGCACCCCATCCATATCCATATATTGATGTCGCTGGTCCTGAATTAATTTCATAAGTTGCGGTGGCTGTTGCACCTGTAGCTGTGGATGTCGCTGCAGCTGGTGATTCAATAGTATATGTATTATCGTCAACCGCTGTTAATATTTCAAATTCATTTTGAAGATTAGCTTGTGTAATTCCACCAACAGCTCCACTTACACTTGAAATAGTAACATGATCACCAATTAAACATCCATGTGATGCGTCTGTAACTGTTACTGTTTTTGATCCTGATGTTGTTGCAAATTGTGTTATGCTTCCTGTTCCACGTGTTGGTGTTACATCACCATAACTTCCTTCAGAATATGCATAGAGTTTCTTATTAGTTCCGTACATTGCGTAGTTAACACCGGCATTACTGGACCATGTAAGTATAGCGCGAGTTGCGCCCAAGAGAGCGTCGCTTGAAACTTTTTCCCAACCACCAATTTTTTCAGGTTGTCCATAACGAAAGCGCACATTATCACTATCTATCCATTTACCTTCTGCACCGTATTCGGTATTTTGTTTATCTATACCAGGTGCTACTTGCAGTTTTTGTAACGGCATTAAAGCTCCTAACTAGTTGCGTAATATGGTATCCAGCGATCTGTTCCAGCAACATCAACACGAATATATCCTGTTAATGATCCAACGCTTGTAGCAGTTGTAATATTTCCTGAAGTATCTGACTGACTATCTCCATCAAATTTAATAAATGGCTCATCTGTATCATCCTGGTCCAATGCTAAACATGCAATAGCACCAGAAGAGTTTGCTTGGTTAATTTCTACTGCAGCACCAGCTGGAGAGTTTGTTCCAAAACCAATTTTATCTGCCGAACCATCTACAAAGAAAGCATTTGCCAAGGTATTTGTTTCCATTCTAAGATCTACAGAAGCACCAGATTCATTAAATACAAATCCACCACCATCAAAATCAATACTACCTGTTGCTTTAACTCCACCTACAACGTGTAATTCTGTTGAAGGTGAACCTGTTTTAATTCCTACACGATCATTTCCCGCATCAGTAAAGAATAAGTTAGCATCACCATTACCTTCAATTCTAAAATCAACATCTGCTGATGATTGATTAAATATAAAACTTCCTCCATCAAACTCTACATTTCCTGCAACAGTTAATGTACCATTTGCTGAAATATTTCCACAATCAGCTAATACATCAAACATAGTTGATCCATCAGAATAAAGTAAATGTTTAGAACTTGACACAAGCGAAGCTGCTGTTCCACCAGCAGGTTTAAATCCTAATGTATATGTTCCCATGCTTGTTGCATTATCAACAATATACCAAGACTCTACAGCCTCACACTGCATAGTTGTATTACCAGTAAGTGAACCGGTTAATTTAATTATTGCATTACTTTGTTCATCTGTTGTTGATCCGTCAGATGCAGTCAAAGAATCAGAAGTACTAGCAATAGCTACAGATACATATCCTTTAATCGCTGATTCCAGCTTTTGTAAATTGTTATTTGTTATTGTTCCCCATGTTCCTGAGTTCTCCCCAGTTGCCTGGAGCTCTAGATTAAGTGAACTTGAATATGTTGAAGCCATTTATTCCTCCTTATGCCACATCGTCTATTAAAGCAGCGACAATTGCATTCGCTGTTGCATCACCTGCATCTGCTACATCAGAAGATATAGCATGAATATTTGCCACTGTCACGTTCGGAAGTCGCCCAAACCATGATTGTGAAGGACCAATAAAAATACCATCTGCTAAGTCATTTGCAGCTGTACCACCATCTAAGCATATTACAATACCATCTGCTGTGCTTGTGTTCTTAATAAATAAAAATTTTACTTTATCACTTGTACTAACCGCTGTCATATCAGTATCCTGATCAACGGCAGTATAATCGATAAAGCGACCAGCTATTAAATCAGCACTAGTAGTTGTTACTGCTGTTAGCTTATAGTACCACTTATCATTTGCATCATCTGGTGTCACCGTCATGGATCCACTAATAGTCTTAGAGATCTCATCAGGTAAGATTGTTGCTGTTAAACTTATTGTTGCATCATCTGCCATATTTACTCCTAATCACTTGATCCTGGTTCTACATCTTTCCATGTAGCTGTTTGACTATCATCTGTTTCATTCCAAACGAAGAAATCAGGACTTCCAGTACTAAACGAAATTAAGTTCTGGAATGCCTCACCAAATGCTGTTTCATCACCAATACTAAATGTTGATGATAAATCATCACCAGTAGTTGTTACAGTTGCTCCACCTGTTGCCACTTCCGTGCCTAGAGTAAATGTTAAACCAAAACCAGTTTCAGCAAACTCAATATTATGAATTTGTGCATTGTTTGGATCCCCAAAAGGTAACTCACTAAATGCTCCTAATCCTAACATGTTTTCTCCATAATTTCAATCATCTTGCTGTTGCTGGTACTCCTTTTGATGTTACAAATGGTTCTTTTGCCCATGCCATATATACATAAGTATCACCATCTGTATTAACTGGATGCCCAGTGCCTATTTGTGTAAATCCATTACTATAAAAATTTATATCAACTATTGCTGTATCAGCAGCATCTTCATTATTAGGTTCAAATAAATCATTAACAGGATTATAAGTATCAATAGTACCCGGACACATAATCCAATTAGTTGAAGACCTACTAAAGTTTTTTATTATTACTAATTCGGGTTTAAAACCCGTATAAACGAAGGTTCCCGGATTTAATCCATTTCCCGTGTAAGTACCAAATTTACTAAATCCTTGTATAGGTGTAAATACATATGCAATCATAGTATCCCCATTATCATTTGTAGGGCCAGAATTTCCTACTGACCAAACTGTTGATGTTGGAGTTGTATCATTCCAGTATGCGTTATTGTCTTGTTCAGCCGCATCTTCATTTAAATGAAGGTAATCATCATTACCAAGACCTTGATGATATACACCCCATTCTTGCGTTGTATCTATACATTTAGATATAATAAGTTCTGGAACGGCACCTAATCCATGACCAAGTGTTGCTGTAGAATTTGCACCTTCCCATTGAACTATTGAAAATCCTGCTGTAGTATTAGCTTGAACTGTTGTATCAATATTACCATTACTATTAGTTGCTGTTGTTCCACCATTAGCTTTCCAACCGAAAACTACATGCGAATCACTAGATTCATTTGCTCCTGCATCAGTACCAAAAGTCATTCCATCACTTCCAAAAGCTGTTAATCCTTGTGCCAAAGTGCTTTGTGCAGCCGTAGTATCTGTTAATATTCTTTTTTGTACTCCTCTAGTTGAATCATAAATATAATGAGAGTAAGCGTTAGTGCTACTTTTAACCCAAACTAAATCTGGTTGTAAATCTGAATTACCATCAAATGTAACACCAAGAGAACTGCCTGTGCCTGTATAAGTTTTACCTTGAAAATGTTTTGATGGGTCATTTACTGTTGTATAAGCCATATTATCCGTACTTCGCTAAGTTTTGTGTACATAATGCATAGAACCCTGATGGAACTGCATATTCAAAATTACCATACCCATTTCCATCATTATTTCCAGAACTTATAGAAAAATGAGGATTACCAAAGTTCCATAAAACATTAGTATTACCACTTCCTCCACCACAGAAAAAAGTATATTCTCTGCCAGTTGTTAATGTTGCTGTTGGATTAGTTCCATTTGCAGGGTCTCCATCTGTACTTCCATCGTCATCATACCATGTTCCATCTTGTGCAAACCATAATTTTTCATTATCCATATCAACAGCTATTGAACCTATTTCTCCTGCTGTTAAACGAATGGCTGAATTATTATAAGTTGAACTTCCTTCATCAACAAATAATCCATTAGATGAATTAGCTGCTGCGTGTGCCCATTGAATAGTTTTTGCATGAGAATCATATGCTTGTGCTTCAAGTGATTGAGTTACATCTATTATACCAATATAAAAATGGTCATCATTTTCAGCATCGGCTGCATCAAATTCAAACTCACAATACCATTTACCACTTTGAGGAAGAGCCATTGAAGATGTTACTATACAATATGCCATTAATTAACTCCCTGAAAATTGAACAGCAGTAGCACCTGCCGATAAAGCCATATTAATTTCTGTTACAGGCGACATAGTACAGAAATTATTAGTAGGGGTATCTGTCATTTGATATTGTCCAGAAAAATTATTAGTATCTAAATGATTACTTCGTCCAGATGTATCACTAGCAAATCTACCAGAACCTACACCTGTGCTTGTACCACCAAATTCTAAACGAAAAGAATTATTTGCATATGAACCTGTATAATCTATTGGTTTCCATATTCCACTACTACTATCTGTTTCTCCAAAACTTGAAGGAGTTAATTGTGAACCATCAATCCAATAAACTTCTGACATATAACCATTAAAATGTTTAGTAGCACCAGAAGTGTCATATGCTGAACCTATATAAATTGAATCAGCATTACCTGCTGTTTTGTTCATTGGCAAATCTTGTAGATTAGTTAAGTTACTTCTTCCTGCAAAACTTGTTAGTTCTACTCCATTTACATATATACGTTGAGCATCGTTATCATTTTGTGCTGAATCTATTGCTAGAACAAAATGATACCAAGCATGAGGGTCTCTAAATACTGCGTTACTTCGTAAATATGTATCAGTACCACCTTCAAAAATTATTCTTCCAGTTGAACCTTGTCTAAAAAATACAGCATATCCATCGTCATCATTTGCTCCTGAATCATCCCACATTCCCATTAAGGCACAATCAGAAGAAATATCACTAAATTTTACCCAAGCTGAAAATGTTGCTTTTATGCTACTACCATCTTCATCTGCATCTCTAGTTAATCTTTGATTAGAACCATTAAAACGTCCAGAATATTCTATTGAATAACTGCTATCTAAAGTATTAGCTCCTCCTATTAAAAAAGCCATTTACTTACTCCTTTACTGGAAATTCACCTAGCGGTCTTGTCGTTTTTTTAGTGCTTGAATCATATGTATATACATATAAAGCAGCTAAAGCATCAACATCACTGGCATTATCTATTTGTGTTTGCATAGAGTTACATTTAGTTCTTACACTTGCCCTCCAAGTTTTCCAACCACTATCCATTGTTTCTCCAGTTTCGGTCGCTTTTACTACCATCCAATCAGAAGGTGCAAGTAATCCTGCACATTGATTATCTATTATTCTTTTTTTAATTGTTTTTAATCCATCTGCTCCTGTAGCATCACCAACATCTTTTCCATCTGGTATTATTCCATCAGTTTTATCTTGGCTTGTATATACAGGGTCTGCTAAAGATTTTGCTGTAGCAGTTCCATAAGTGCCTTTTACTTTACCACCAGAGAATGCATAAGTAATATTAGTATTAATATACCATTCTTCATCTTTTTTATTTGTGTCATCTATTTCTACTGTATAAATACCAATAGCATTTCGCTCCGCTTCACTCCATAAAGTATAAATAGATTTAGGATACTGAACATTATTTAAGGTAATACCTTTATTACCATTTATTATTTTTGTTATTGAACCACTTTCCACTAATGCAAACATATTACTCCTATGATAATGTTAAATTAAGGTTTCTTCCAACTTCAAGCCACTTGCTTCCGTTGTATCGAAAAGTAAACATATCGCCTTTACTAGCTGTAGTAGTAGCTGTTGGAGCTTCATCTCCAGTAAATTCAAATACAGCATTCCATGCTATAGTTCTTGAACCTGTTCCATCTTGAATACAAACAATAGATATATATTGTCCTGTTGTTGGATTTGAAGGTGCATCAAAGGTTACATTCGCTGTTAATGTTACTTTTGCAACTGGAGATGCTCTAACATC